TGAGTTGTTAAAATCTTTACCTTTTTTATCTACTTCATGACGAGAAAAGAAAGAATACATTCTTAATACTGTATCTGGGCTTAATTGATTTCTGTTTGATAAATCTCTAGCACGAGCAACTCCTACTGCTGTTCCGCCTCTGCCAAATTTTCTTCTTAATTCTAATCCTCTACGAGCATTTGATGCCATCGATTCTGTTGGCCTTAAGTCTAAATCTTCTAATGATCTTTTTTCTAAATCAATTTCTTCCATTGATTTTTTAACTGTTAATGTTTTCATTTTATGACCAACAATTGTATCTGTAGGCTCTCCATCACGATACAATCTAATTGCAACTGCTGGATCTTCTTCTGTTCCGTTAATTTCAAAAGAACTATCTGGAACTTTATATTTTCCACTTCTAATTATTCTAATTACTTTTCCTTCTGCTCTTCCACCACTGGAGTTCCAAGATACCATTTGTCCAATACGAACTGAATCTGCTTTTTCCATTGAATGCTCTTGCATATCTTGTTCGTTACCAACGAGTGTTGCTTCTGATGATTTAAATCCTGTCATTAAATCTGTTTCTTCCCAACCATTTTCTGTTTGTTTATAAATTCTAATTAGTAACGCTGGATCTTCCATAGTGGCTTGTATTTCAAACTTAGATCCTGGACCAAGACTTCCATCTCTCATAACATGTTCTATTTTTCCATGTGAATGTTCTTTTGTGTACTCATTTCCAGGACCCATTACAAACATTCCTTCTTGTGGGTTTTCCATTTTAATCATATCTGGACAGCAATCTTTTAATTTTGCAACAGGAACACAATTTGGAACCATTCTTCCACCCTCTCCTGGCTTCATACCACGTTGTACATATCCGTCCCAGCATGGTGCTTTTTTATTTGCTTCTTCGTCATAAGAAGCCATGTGGTCTGGACAATTTTTTAAATCTGGACAATCTTCTATTGAATGTGGGTATGGTTGTGGAACATCTTGATTTGTTATAATCCCAGTGTCTGATTTTTTGGTTTGCGATTCAGCGGCATATAAAGCCCTTTGTTGTTCAACGGCTTTGCCTCGTGTTGAATGACAGCCCTTGGTACCACCAGGACCTACGACTGCATAACCACTGCAACCACCATAGTTTCTTTTAATATCATAAGGCATAGTTAAATTATATCACCAGTGTTATGTTTATTTAATAGGTTTTCTATAAAAAATCTTTTATCGTCTGGAAGAGAGTTTTTTATGGCTACCGTTTCTGGCTTTAACATAACCATTGGAGTCCCATCTTTACTAAAATTCATCTCTATCAAACCCTCATTCCACATTTCAAAGGCTAATTCATTAATGAATTTAAAATGCTCTTGCCATAGTTCTGGCAGCAACTCTTCACATTCAGGGGTAATATTATAGGTAAATTGATCAGATATAGAATCATATCCAGTTATTTCTAAAACCCCTATTTCAAGTAGTTTTTCTATTAATCTATGATATTCTTCTTCGTTAATATCTCTCATATTAATCTATACCCCGAACCCCAGTCCAACTCCTTACCACGAATTTTGTCTTTAGGCAGTCCAGTATCGTTATCAATACTTCCTCTTGACCAAGTATGAATATCTATTTCTTTTACTCTATCTCTTTGAGCATGCACTATAGCATTATAAACAGACCCACACATAGCATCTGCTAAGTCTTTAGATTTTTTCCTAGGATGATCAACCTTATTATTGTTCATTATTCTTAATTCTAATAACTCTTCTAATAAGATATCAATATGTGGTGCAATAACTCTGTCTTCATATATAAGCATAGACAAATCCTCATAATGTTTTTTAGCAACAGATAAAGTTTCAGTTCTTATTCCTACCTGTTTTAATTCTTGCTGGATGTCAAATGATTGCCAACGATCAAATGTTACTAAGCCTAAGTTAAAACCACTTCTTCTTAAATCTATAATCCAGTTTTTAACTTCACTTAGATCTACAGGTCCTTCACGCTTTGGCTCCCACCAAGCAATAGCGTCTACTACTACAAAAGGAACTATTTGCTCATAGTCATTAAATGATTGAACACTTACCCACTTGTCAACATGAGCAATTGACACTGCACATTTATCATGTTTTTGTGCAAGATCTGCATGAACAAAATATTCTATATCTTCTTTTGGTTTAAAAGTTAAATCAAATCTTCTATTAGTGTCTAAAGGATTTCTAGAAGACAATGCTCTTTCAACCTTTTCTCTTGATTTAAAAAATGCATCTGAAGAAGTTGTTGGCATACAAGCAAAACGCATTAGTGCATCTGAAGAGTCTGTAAAAAATGCTATCTTAAAATCTTCTATTTTTCTTGTTGGATTCATTTCCCAAGTTGGTCTTCGTAATGCAAAAACTCCAGGGAACTTATAAGATAAAATATTATCTTCTTCCCACTCAATAGTAAACTTATTAGATGGATCATCTTCAGACAATGTTGGATTAATTATAAACTCATGCTCTCTTACTATTGTTTCTTTTTCAGCAACAACATCATCATACCTTTGAGATATAAAGTCTCCTTTAAATCTAGGAAAGGAAAGTAAAATAACTTTTCCATAGTCTGGAAATCTAGAGTCTACTGATCCACGAAATGCTTTGTATAAGTTATCAGCAGTTTTTCCTTGATCATTTCCTCCAGCGTTCTCCATTGCAAATCCAGAAATTTCATCAAGAACTGCAAGCATTAAGTTTAAACCTTCTGCTGATTCTCTTTCAGAGTGACCTGAATAAACAGTTATTGATTTATTAAACTCTATGCTATCTATCTTAGGCTCTTTATATTTACCAGCAAACCAAGGTGATCCTTCTATCTTAGATTTAAAGCCTTTAAAAAAAACATTCTTTGCTTGTTGTGCGTTAACTGCTACGTTAATAAGATCTATTGCATCATTGGAAGGCTTTCCAAAATATCTTGATGGGTCTTTAAGGCAAAGTAGTTTATAAACAATATAAGCACAGCCAATAGTAGAAGTATGGTCTTTCCCACTACCCTTGCCACACATAAGAATAACTTCAGACTTAGTATACTTTCTATAGTGTTCGTCACCCTTTTGTTTTCCAAGCCATCTCTCAACATCTTCTTGTTTATATATTTGACTCATACATTCTACAAGAGTATATTGATATTCAGATAATTCTGGCATGTTTAAATAATCTTTACTTCTTACAAATGTTTTAACATCTACTGGCATTTCCTCAAAAGGACTTTCATCCAGTGCTTCTATAAATTCACTAAAATCAATCGTTGTCAATTACTATCACCTCTGTTTGTACTTCAGATAGTCTACGCATTATTTCTTCACGAATTTCTGGGTGCTTTGTTGCTATCTCTTTTAATATTCCAATAAGAACACTTTGCTTTCTTTCCATTTCAATAATTTGTTCTGCTATTTCTTTATTATCTAGCAACCCTGCTTTTTGCAGCATTTCAAGTCTTTTGCTTTCAATATCTGCTATCAGTTTGATAGCGGTTGTCTTTGCTGTAAGATTTGCAGTAGAATCTGCAGCATCAATAACTTCATAAGTTTTTTTAATTAAAGATGAGTAGTGTTGATCAGCACCTGCCAATGCTTCCTTTGCTCTCATATGAATGGCTTGATTATTAGAAATCATAGAACGCCAGTCATTAAGAAGTGCCATGACCTTTTGACGAGGAATGTCTAACTCTTTAGCAATTTGAGAAGCATCATATCCTTTAAGATACTCTGCAGCAACCTGGTTAACCAAGTCTAAGTGTTTAACTAAATCATTCTCGCTCATCTAATGTCCTTAATAATACAAGGTAGCCAATAAGATCTAAAATAGTATCTTCAGATGCATACTCTTTACCTTTGTGTATTCTATTAAGTTTATCATCAATACGGATATAAATTTGTTCTTTTGGGGTAGATTTACTGAATATGTTAATAGGATGACTATATGAACTACCATAAGAGTTATTCTTTTTAATAAGTAATTCTGCTATATCAAGACATTCATCTAATATCTTTCTACCAGCAGGTGCTTGGGTTGAGATATCACGAATAAACTTCATACGATCTTCAAGTTGTTTTTCAAAATCTGGATACTTATAATCTGCCATATTTACCTTTTTGACTTTCTAAGACCAAACTTGGCAAGATATACGTATATAGTTTCAACAGATGCTCCGCATTCTTTAGCAATTTGCTCAGGACTTTTCTTGTCAACTTGATACCTTTTCTTAAGCCAGGCTTCACTTGTATATAACTTCATTTTATCATTTCCTATTTCCCTTGTCAAGATTATGAGGCTGATCTACTAACTTATGCCAATTTTCTGATGCATACCATCCTATAGCAACAGCATCAGCAACATCATCATCATTTACTGTAAGATCAAATTCCATGTTTATCTTTTTTATAGTTCTTAATTTTCTAAATTCTCTCTCTTTTGATTTATAAAACGAATAAGACTTTTCTTCTCCATGAAGATCTTTAATTGCTTGTTTTTCTTCTTTTTTAAGTCTACCGTTTCCAATCCATGACTGCCAAGAAACTGGAGAGCATGAAACTATTGGTGACTTATTGTACATTTGACTTGCACCAAGTATTGCTCCTTGAACTAAAGATAAAGTTATGGCTGTATTTTGAGAGTTTGTAAATATAGCAGACTCAACTACTATTGCATCAATATTATAATCTTTTAAAAATTCACTAATCTTTTTAGTTGCATCACCAGTTCTTTCATAAACATGGTTTCCATAAAAATTTACCTTGCCATACTTTACTAACTTTCTATCTGTAAATAAAGAAAATGCCATAGAATTTGTTGACGCATCAATTGCTAAAATAGTTTTTGGATTTCCTATATACCTTAATTTACTTTTGCTCATAATTAAATAAATTCCTCAAATCTTTAATAAATCTTTCTGTTTTTTTGATATCCACTAAACAAACATCACAAAACTTTGAATCACTATATACACTAATCATAGTGGTACATCCCCCAGCACATTTTTTTGTTTTACCCATTTTTTCTTTTGATTTATTAAGTTTATATCTTTGAGCAATCTTTTTCTTTGTAGCAATCGCTCTACATTTTGGATCACAATAGATTTGATTTTTATTTTTTGTATCAAAAGAATCATCGCACCATTCGCAATATTTTATCATTCAAGTTCTTTCCTTCTTTCGATTTTAATTACACCCTTATCTTTTGAATCACATACTTTTTCTAAAGGACAAGATTTACATATCTTAGAATCTTTTCTATATCCTCTTTCTGGCAACTGCTTTTCATCAAATGCTTTTTTAACTCTACGCATCCAATCAAATAGGTAGTTAATAAACTCTACATGTTTTTCATTTACTACTATAGGTATAGATAATATTTCAAAAGTATTTTTATTTTCATAAACAATAGCCCCATACTTTAAATTCAATATCTTCATATAAATTAATACTTGTTCTATATGATATCTGCTAGCACTATTTTTAGCCTTGTGATAATTAAAACCTTCATCTTTGGCTGTTTTTAATTCAAACGCTACAAGATTATCATCAATTTTAAGTAAGGCGTCCATCTTTCCATTGATTGGTGGATCATCACATGTTACATATTGCTCATACCATTCTACAATTTCAGAGTCTTTTAATACATTTTCAATTATTCTTGTATGTGCATCTGTTCCAGCATTCATATTTGCAAAAGATGTTCCATCAGTTTTATTTTCAAACTCATTTCCTTCAAAGGCAAGATACCAATATCTAGGACACATTCCATTTCCGTATACCAATGAGGATGGTGCAAAAGTTTTTTTAGTCATAAACTTATTCGTTCCATAAACCCTAACGTGACCTTCTACAATTTCTTTTTCTATAATAGAAAAGTCAATAGTGTTAGGTTCTTTTTTAACCATTTTTTTTATTAATGCTTTTGTCATTAAAAATTCCTTACGCTATATTTAAGGGCATCGACCAGTTTGTCGGTTGCTTCTCTTATTGCATAGTACATATTCTTTTTTGCCCTATCGTCTTTTTTAACATGAGAATACCAAGCAGCCATCATTGCAAACTTAGCAGAGTATGCTTGTAGTTGTGTAATTAAAAGCGTAGCCTTTGCTGCTGGCACATCTGGATTAATTATTAATTTTGCAACTATACCAAGAGTCTTTTCAAACTCTTCATCTTTCATAAAATCTGACATCTCATTAAACTCTGTAAGTCTATTTAATAAATCTACTGTAGTTTCCATTAGTTCTTCTCTCTTAACTGTTCAAATACTTCCCATTCAATTATAGCAAGTCTTACTTTTTTATTTCCCTCTCCAAGAACAACCATTAATGCTGGGTCTTTTTTTCTATCTACCTTCATTGTATCTGACACAATCTTAGCCCATGAGTCTTGGCTAACGGAATAGGATTTAGAATACTCTTTGACATCTACTACGAAGTCATCCAATGATCCGTCAGCCTTGACTGGTCCCCTACCTGAATTAACGTGTGGCTTAGCACCAATACGTTTTAGTTCAGAACGCTCACTCATTAATACCCTCTTTGTGGAAAAGTTACTTTAGACATATGTTTTTTAGTACACATCCAAGTAAGATCTCCTTTTTCTATATACATTCTTGCCTGTGCTACTATTTCTTTACATGTATGACAAACAAATTTGCCAGGATATAAAGTATAGTTACTTGTTGATTGTTGATTCAAGTTCTTTTAGTTTCTCTGGATTTTCTTTTAGGTATTCAATTACTTTTGCTCTACCCTGCAATCTTTCACCTAGAACTGTATACCAGGCACCACCTTTTTCAATTGTGCCCAAAAGTTCTGCAGTGTCTACAAGATCTGCTACCTTATCTACTCCAATGGTATCTCCATCAAAATAAAAATCATATTCTCCAGAAAGAAATCCTGGTCCAGTTTTGTTGAAATCAATATGCCAGTTTACTTTTCTTCCAACTTTTCCTTCTATAAGTTTATCTCCTACAGTAATTTTTGATTTAAGAGCATTGTTATCTGAATCACTTGACCACAACTTAACTACTGTGCTTGAGAAAAACTTAACTGCTAATCCTCCAGTTGGCATATGGGAAGCATACATCGCACCAATGTTATTTCTTAATTGTGATATTAATACTAATAGTGTTTGACCATCTTGATTATTTGCATAGTTAAGCATCTTTACAGCATTAGTCATATCTTTTGCTTCTGCACCAATTTGTTTGGTATTTTCAAGAGCCTTTAATTCATTAGAGTCTTTTTCAAAATAAATAGCAGGTAATAATGCAGATATAGAATCAACTACTAATATATCTACCTTTGCTTTCATTAGTTGAGTAGCAACATCAACCATATCATTAATAGTCTTAGCAGCAGAGTATATTAATTTATCCGTATCTACCCCAAGTTTTTTAGCCCAGTCTGGATCAAATGATTGCTCTGCATCTATCCATGCACACAACTTTCCTTCTTTTTGTGCCTCACCAATCATTTGTAAACAAAATGATGACTTACCAGCAGATTTATTTCCCCAAACTAAGACTTGTCTACCATAAGCAAATCCACCCTTGAGTGCATTATTAAGACTAATGCTTGGTGTTTTTTGTTTTATGACTTCAACGTCTGTAGCATTACTTAATCTTTTTCTTAAACTAGGATCTAGTTGTGATAAAAACTCTTCTATCTGTATTGACACTATTTACTTACCTCATTCAGTATTAGGGAACCATCTTCAGACTTTCCAAAAGTCATTTTAACAGCAGTTCCTGGCTCGCATTTCATATAACCCTCAGAAAATTGTCGAGGGAAAACTATAATAGGTTTCATTTCACGATCAGAGTTTGCAACTATCATATGAGCCATCTTCTTTCCAGCCTTAGTTACCCTAGGCTTAAATGATAGCACATAATACTCTTCTCCGCTATAAGGTAAAGATTTATAGTTTAAAAATTTAACCAAACTATTTGTTGTAAAGTTTTTTATTTCATCTATAATAATTGCTTCACTAATTCTATTTGCTCCAACTAAAAATAAATAAGTCTTGCCTTGCTCTATTTTAGTATCTTCTTCATCAAATACTCCAAGCATTCCTGTAGCATCCATTATTTCTATTCTTGACCATCCCTTGCCACGTTTAATATTTTTGACAACACCCATAATAATGTGAACATCTGTTTCATCAAAATCTTCAATATCATCTATATAAGCGTAATAGTGCGGTGGAACACTTGTCGTAAACTCTGGAAGGTTTAAGTATTCATAAAGATTTTCTTTTACAACACTTTCTTGTCTTAAGTTATCTGGAAATGCTAAAGCACCAATAGCGTTTAAAGCCTGAACTGCTCTAATGTTAATTGAACTTCCTTTTTTAGAAGCAAGACTTGTAAACTCTTCATAAGAAGTATATGGTCTGCGTGCTATGATTTTTGACGCAACTAGATCTGATATCCATTTAATTGAAGATAGTCCAACACGAATTCCCTTACCCTCAATTGTAAAATCAGAATCTGATTCATTAACGTGTGGAAGTTTTACCGATATACCCATTTTTTTTGCTTCAATTAAATATTCTGTTCTTGCATCTTTGTCTTGTTCATTTTTTAACAAACAATACATAAACTCAATTGGATAATAATATTTTAACCATGCAGTCCAATATGAAAGCATTGAATAAGCAACGGCATGTGACTTGTTAAAGGAGTAGCCTGCGTGAGCCTCAAAATCATGCCATAGGGCCTCTGCTTTAAATGGGGTAACATGTTTTGATGCACCAACTACGAATCTATCCTTAAACTCGTCAAATTCTTTAGCATCTTTCTTTTTACCAATAATCTTTCTAACCTTATCTGCTTCTGCCATACTCATTCCACCAAGATAAACGCAAGCCTGCATAACCTGCTCTTGATATAAAACACAACCATATGTATCTTTTGTAAACTCTTGCATAATAGGATGAATATATTCTGTAATTGTTTTTCCATGCTTTCTTGCAAGATATGTTTTACCAATAGTATTCATAGCACCTGGTCTTACAAGGGCATTAGAAGCCGCTAATTCATCTAAATTAGACACTCCCATCTTTACAAGAAGATTAGTATAGGGTGTTGCTTCACATTGGAATACTCCCTTAGTTCTTCCATCTGAAAGCATTTCATAAACCTTTTTATCATTAAGATCAATACTATTTAATTTAACATCTACCTTGTGTCTTTGTTTAATAGTTTTAATTGTTTCATCAATAACAGTTAATGTTTTTAGTCCTAGAACATCTAGTTTAATCAATCCAATATCTGCTGCTTCGTTCATATCTACAGCAACAACTGGTATACGATCCTTACTTCCTGGTGCCACTCTAGTTTCCATAGGTGCGTATTTAAAGATAGAGTCTTTTGCAGTTACAACACCAGCAGCATGAATACCAGTCCCACGAATACGTCCACGAAGTTGCTCTCCATACTTAACTACTTCTGGATACTTCATTCTAAACCATTGTGCGTTTTTACTTGAGGTAAATTCATCCCAATCATCTACATTTTTTAAAACTTTATTTACATCAGATAAAGGTATGTTAAATGCTCTAGAAACATCTCTAACAATTCCTTTTCCTCTAAACTCTAAAAATGTAGCAATAGATGCAACGTTTTTATACTCTTCTTCTAAATATCCCTTTAACTCATCACGTCTTGAGTCAGCAATATCGGAATCAATATCTGGAAAATCATTACGTTCTGGATTAACAAATCTAAAAAACAATAAACCATATTTAAGTGGATCAACATCTGTGATTCCAAGTGCGTAGCAAACTAAAGATCCTGCTGCTGAACCACGGCCAGGTCCTACTAGAATTCCTTGACTCTTTGCCCAATTAAGCATATTGCTTACAATCAAAAAATATGGGGAAAAGTTTTTATCTTTAATAATATCTAACTCTTCTTGCATTCTTTCTCTATATTCTGGCTTATCATATAAACCTTTTTCAGTTAAACCTTTTAATACCAAATCTACTAAGCCCATATGAGGGTCATCTATTTTTGTTGGTAGTAAGTCTAATCCAGATTTAATATCATATTCTTCTATCTTATCTGCTATCTCTAGTGAATTAGTATAGATATCTTCTCTCTTTATACCCTGCATATTCATCTGTTGTTTCATCTCTTCATATGAAAGAAGATGAATATCAAATGATCTAAATGACATAGGTCTATCTGCACCATACAGGTAGTCAAGACGTTTCATAATATCATCTATCTTTTGAGATTTTTCAAACCTTGCTTCTTTATCAAGTTTTGCATGTGTATTTAAAAGAAGCATAATTTCTTGAACAACCTTTTGATCAACTGTAGAATGATGACAGTCTGGCGTAACAACAGATTTAATGTCCATGCTGTCTGCAATCTCAAGTAGTTCATTATTTAATTCTTTTGAATTATGTGGCATAACCTCTACATAGAAATCATCACCAAATGTATTTTTAAACCAAGTTAATAATCTTTTTGCTTCTGCATATTCTTTATGCTCTAACGCTTTAGCAATTAATCCAGACATACAGGCTGATAAAACAATCAAACCATCTTTATATTTTTCTAATACTTCAAAATCAATTCTAGGTTTTTTATAAAACCCTTCTGTCCAACCTATTTCATTTAATCTATTTAAGTTTTCTAATCCTTGTTGATTCTTAGCAAGAATAACAATGTGGTTATAAACCAAGTCTAAGGGATTATCTCCTCTTTCTGCTTTATCTCTTCTATCAAATCTATCATGAGTAATATATCCTTCTATACCAAGAATTGGCTTTATACCCTCGGCTTTTGCTGCACGATACATTGGACGATGTCCAGATAGTGCACCATGATCTGTAATGGCTATGGCTGTCATGCCGTTTTGTTTTGCACGTTTGCAATACTCTTCTGGAGTTGCAACACCATCCATTAATGAATAGTGTGTATGAACGTGTAGTGGAACGTAATTCAAACCATAGCCCTTCAGATTATCTTTCTCTTACCACTCTGCTGCTGCAGATGTTGCTGGATTATCAAAGCCCAAATAAAATGCTTCTTGTTCTGCATAAGGAACTTTTCTTAATGCATTTTCAATATTTGGAAATTCATATTTTGACCAGTCAAATGGTTCTGCATCTTGCTTAAGTGGAATAAGAGTATATGTAGTTTCTGTACCCTTGCCACTACGCTTTAGTTTCCAAGTCATATTTGATAGACTTTGTGACTCTGAAGCATATTCTCTGATAGTATTAAATGTTGCTGACTTAGCAACTCCCATACTCCAGATTGCAACATATGGTTCGTTAATTGCATCATCTACTAGAACGCTTGTGTAAAACCTTAAACGTCCACCCCATCCAGCCTTTGGATCTTTTCTGTGCATTTCTTCTGCCCAGTCTCTACCCTCTGTGTCAACAGTGTCTATAGCCTTACGCTTATAGTCTTTTGGATTTGTGTGTTCTTTTACAACAAGACTTAATCCACGCTTTTCTTCATAATGTGGTGAGTCTGCATCTAATTCTGCAACGAACCTAATTTGTACACTTTGTCCATCATCAAGTTTTAACCACTTAATTTTTGGACCATTGTTATCATATTTTGGTTTATCAACAATTGCTTCTATATTTTTTAACCCTCTTATAATTGCCATATTTCTCCTTAGTGTTTGTCCTGTAAATGGACTTACCTTATTGTAGCATTGACATGACTATATTGTCAAACCCTAAAACAAAATCTTTTAATTCTTTATCAGACAAATCAGACACATCTTTAACACCATTTGGAAGTTTTGCTACTACACATCTACTAGATCCAAGATCGGTTATTAGTTTGTTAGACATATTAGTTCCAGCATCGTCATTATCACCTAATGCAATAACTTGATTAAAATATTGTTTTAATAGTTTTCTTTGTTCTTTAGATATTGTTGCACCTAAAGTAGCAACTGCATGAGCACCGACCTGTTCTAGTCTAATAGCATCAAACGATGACTCAACAACAAATATCTTATCTACTCTTTTATTTCTAAATAGGTTAAACAAAGTTTTACTTTTAGGAAGATCTACTGAGTTTTTAAATCTTTTTCCTTCTATTGACCTTCCAACAAAACCTAGACATATTCCATCTGGTGAATGTACTGGGATAATTACCATATCTTGATTTGTTGAATATCCTAACTTATATCTATCAATACTATCTTTATTTATGCCTCTGTCGTTAAAATATTTCATAGCCCTAACATTTGTAAAAACATTTTCATGTAATCTTTCTATTACTTCTAAATCATATTGTATAAAAGTGTTTGTTTTTTCAAGGGTACTTGATATTTGATCTATAAGATTTCTACTATCTGCTTTTGAATCTATCAATCTCATTACTTCAAAATAAGATTTTTTACTAATCTGCATAATAACTTCTATTAAATTTTTAGATTCCTGACAAGAAAAACACCAAAATATTCCTGTCTCTTTTGAAACCTCTCCTGCTGGAGATCTATAGTTATTATGAAAGGGACAAAAAATCATTAAGTCATTGTCTAGTTCGTATTGAATATCTATGCCAGCGGCTATAAGACTTCGCTTGACTTGTTCTTCTGAGTAGTAGGTAACATTACTGGGTTGTTTTTGTCTATTCCTGCTATACACTTTGCCCTATCCTTACCAACATGTACCCCATAAACTGATAATCTAAAATTGAATGCTTTACCATTATACGACAATGTAAAGTCTGTGTCAATATCATATCTAGGAACGTATCCGTTATTTCTCATAGCGGACTCAAGCATAAATATGTATTGCTGTTTTAACCTAACAATTTGAGAATCATCATGGATCTCGCCTTCAAGGTCAAATTTTTTTATTGACTTATGACTATACATGTAATAATTATATAGTTAGATTATGATTTGTCTTCAAAATCCTTATATATAAATCTTCCAGAATCAAAGTCAACATCTATCATAAAATCTCCACAAAACCCATGCCTATTCTTTCTAAAAGCACATTCTAGAATTGTAGTACCCTGAGCACGACCCAATGCCAAAACCCAGTCAGCATCATAAGCCAACTGCTTTGACCAAGCAACCTGACCAAGAGATGGCACACTGTTCATATCAGTAGCATCATCTGGAGTAGCAGAGGCAATAGCAACAATAGGAACCTGTGCAGATATAGCCAATACCTTTAACTCTCTTGAAATACTTTTAATTTTTACAACTTCATTTTCAGTTGGAACATTTGATTGCATCAATTGAATATAATCTACAAATACTATGTCTGGTGAGTATTGATCTATCTTTCCTCTTAATACAGAAGTAGATAATTCTCCTACCCCGTCATTTGAAACAATGTGAAATGGTGGCATATTTTTTATATGTTGATCTGCCCAAAGTTTTAAAGAGTCTGGATCAACTTCTCCAGAACTTAACTTTCTATGTGAAAACATTCCTTGACCCATAATTGTATATACACGATTTCTAACTTCAGTCTCCGTCATTTCAAGAGATATAACTAATGGTCTTCTTCCGTTTTTCCATGCTTGAACAGCCATAAAAAGTGCAAGCCAAGACTTACCAATAGCAGGATAAGCAAGAAGAATGCCAAACTGACCAGGAGTAATACCTGCTGGAAGATAGTTATCAAA